CATCAAGCCTGCGCAATTCATCACGCGCCTTTATTTCCGCATCAAGTATTTGGTCATTGATACGTTGAATCTCTGAAGGTTCAAGCCCCTTGACCTTCAGCTTATCGTTGAGCAGTTGCATCTCCGCATCCCGCATTTGCTTGTTGTATTCCTCTTGGGTCATCTTATCGTCAGCGAGGTACTTCCGTTTGATGTCAGCGATGCGCCGATAGTAGTCGGCTTCAGCTTGGACGAACTTGTCTTTGGTAGTGTTGTTTTTATCGCAGGTGCAAGGTTTGTTCCCACATATCGGACATTTGCCTCCGTTACCACCACCATTGCCACCGGAATTTCCATCCGTTCCACTGTTTGTTTTGGTGGAAACTTCCAGCTCCTTGCTAATTTGTTCGTAAATGGTCATATAGCTTTCGATAGCCTTCTTAGTGTGTTCAATGTCGAATTTTAGCTGTTCTACCGCTGCATCGTAAGCGGTGAATCCAGTTTGGGCATACGTAGCACTTTCACGCGCTTTCTTTTGACCAGCCAATGCCTTGTCCAGTTCTACCTGGTATTCGATTAGTTTCTTGCTCTCGGACTCAATATAGGATGATGCACCTTTCAACATCGCCTCTTTTTGTAGCTGTTCTACATATCGGGCCTTGGCATCAGCCGCCTTTTGCGTGTTGATTGTCTCCAAAGTGATGTCACCCAAGTAATCGGGAGCAATCTTGTTGATTTTTTCCATGGCTTCTCTACGTTTATCCATAGCAACACGATTGTTTTGCGCTACCATCCACAAGGTATCCAACTCTTTGCGCTGGTCAGCGGTGGATTTGGCAGCCTCTTTTTGGAGACGATTTGTGGCTTTTTGAACATCAACGTACTCGTGGGCACGTTTGTATAAGTATAAAAAAGCTGCGCCACCTGCAAGAAGAACCGTAGATAGAGCACCTGCCGGACTCAGCTTCATAACCGTCCAAGCAGCCCGCATGGATTTTGCAGCAAGATCCACACGGCCTTGCAGCACTTGCATGGCTCCGGCAAAGAGGTAGGTGGATATGCGGACAGTTTTTAGTAGTATATTATGTCCAGCCAAAAGCGTGCTCAACCTGCGAAGCTGGGTAAAGGAAGTGACAGTATAACCTGAAACAGTATTGACAGCAATACCGTAGGCAAGCTGTAATGCGGTAGCTGTCTTGGTGATGGCGTTCCAAGCCTTTGAAGCGATAGTGGCAGCTTTCGTCCGTAATGTGTAAACAGCGATACAAGATGCCACATATAGGACGGTACCACCCCATTTGTTGCACCAGTCAATCAATCCCGGCAAATACTTGAGCACATTGGTCAGCATATTCGTACTCACCGTCAGAGCCGGATTCAGTTTCTCTCCCAAATTAATGGCTGCCAGCTTCATCTTATTGCGTGCCTGCTCCAGTTTGGCCTGTGCGGTATCACTGTTTATGGCCGCCTGCTCATACGCCACATTGGTACCGGTGACGGCAGCGGTGAAGTCTTTCACCATCTCCGTGTTCTGAAGGATTACGGATGCGGTATTGTAGCCTTCCTCCCCGAACATTTTCTTGATGGCGCCTGCATCCATATTCTTGTTCTTCAGATTCTCCAGTGCCTTATCCAACCCGACGATTTTAGGGTTGGTCTCGTCCGCTCCGGTCTGAAGAACCAGAAAGAATTTCTTCAATCCCGTTCCGGCCACTTCATCCTTTATACCCCGATAGGCAAGCGTTTCAATCAATGCGACCGTCTGTTCAATGGGAACATTGGCCGAAGCCGCTGCGGTACCTGCATTCCGGATAGCCTTTGCCTGGCTTGCGATATTGGCGGAACCTGCCTGGGAGCCGGCAGCCAATACGTTGGTAAACCGTCCTGCCTGGTCTGCTGCCGCCCCATATTGGTTGAGTGATAAGGTAAGTGAATCAACCGCTTCGTTCAAGGTGATGTCCTTGGCAGCTGCCTGCAATCGCATGGCTTCCTCCGTAACAGCCTTGAGCGCCTCCTTGTCTCCAAGCAGTTCCGGCTTGGCTGAACCGACCAACATGAACGCATCCAGGATTTCGGCTGCCGACTGGCGGACACGCAAGCCCTCTTTTGTCATGGTGGTGGAAAGCGTCTTGGCCTGCTCGGTCAACCAGGCAATGCTGTCATCATCAAGTCCGGTCAAGGCTTTCAGCCCGGCCTGGGACTCCTCCAACTTGTTGCGTTCGTCTCTGATGGCGCGCAAGGCAAGGGTAAAACCGGTCAGGAAACCTATTACGGACAAGATAACTCCACCGAAACGGTTGAACCAGTCTACCATACTGCCAATACTGACAGTCGCTTTCTTGGTTTCTGTGGTGATGCCTTTTATCTCCTGGCGATGCCGTTTTAAAATTCCCTGAAGATGCTGTATCTTCGCCATGGTGCGGTTGTATTCCTCAGAGCCGCGTGTCATTTCCTTAATGTCACGCTGTAGGCGTTTCATCTCCAAATCAATGGAATTGATGTCATTCTTAATTTCCTTGCCATCGATGTACAAGTAGACACCTCTTTTGACAGTCTTGTCACTTTTTGCCATAACGTTTTTCAATTGTTATTTTATCAAACTTCTGAAGCACATTCTTGAGTGCCTGGTCACCGTAATACTCTCCGGATAAATCAGCCAGTGATTCGATGTTATCCACAATGGGAGGGTCTAACCAGGGTAGGGGACTTCGCCGGATAACGGCATAGTGTTCATCAACGGTACGCATGCGCCGGATACGATATTCAGAAACACGTAAAGAACGCAGTTCCTGACGTTTCTTCTTATCGCTCCATGCCGAATGTCCCTTCATTATAATTCCGTTCTTGACGATATATCCACGCCCGGCGCCATACTCCCGGTACGCACCATACCGGGCAAAGCGGAAACCCAGACCGACATAAGCCGGTCCACCTTCACGGTCTTTCAGCCAACGGGATTGCAGTTCCCTACGCAATCTGCCGGTTGCGTGTGTCCGTTGTAGAATATAAACGGAGGTATTCCTAACTTTCCACGTCCAGTTCTCAACTCCTCGATTGAATTTCTCGGAGGTCATTAAACTCTTTTCTTCAGTTATTGCCATAAAAAAGCCTTTAGTTCCGGACACAAAACTAAAGGCTGAAAAGAGTGGAAAAAAGGACAAGAATTCAGCGGACAGAGAACTTGAAATCATTGACCCGGTTCAGCCATCCTTTCCGGAATACAAGCTGCGACGGGTCCCTTTTACAGATTTCTTCAATAAACCGGATTCTGTCTGTCTTGATAGCTTCGAACAGCTGCCGTTGGTTGGCCAGATTGATACTTGCAACCGTCTGAGGACCTACGATGCCGTCTACATTGATTTGCAGTAGTTGTTGTACCCTTGTGATACCGGGACGTCCGGAGGCCCACACCCAATCCACACAGATGTTCGCAATGGACTGGTTGTGTATGAAGTCCGCTTGGTAACGGTCCCAATAATACTTCTTGAAAACATGAAAAACGTCATCCGGAGTAATCATGCGTAAATCATCCGCATCAATGTCTCCGTCACCATCCTTGTCATAACCACATGATTTCCACGTAGACAAGGTTATCCCCATATTGGTTTTGCCACCTTTGTCATTTTTGTGGTCACTCCATCCGCCTTCCCATTTGCGGATGACCTTGAATAAGATTTCTGCTTTAGCCATACTACTTTTATATATTTCATTATCTTACGTTTCTTCTATTTCTATAATATTCAGCGGAACCTCCATCCATCCTTTTGTCGCATTCTCCATCCCCCATTGCAATTCGAACATTCCCGATTCCGGTACGGTGATTTCCTGTTCAAGCCATCGGGTGAGATTGCCTATGACATCATAACCGTCCGGCAGTTCAAACACATTGGCAACACCGTCCACGACGGTCTGTACCTTCATGAATTCCGTGGAGTTCTTATAAGTGGAGTTCAGGGAACAGAACAGCCGCAGACGGTATGTCCCTGGAGAGAGATGTATCGAGGCTGTCCTGTGTCCGTATGTATTCTGCGGGAAACCGTTATACCTGACATATTTCTCCAACACACTGTCCGGATACATGCCACTATCGTCACCTGTAGTTGCACCACCGACCCTGATATCCTCATTGAAATTGACGGAGTCCCCTTTGACGACAGTTCCGGCATCTTCCCCGGAATCCCATACAAAGGTCCGGGCTGTCGCCGAGTAATTCATCCTATTGATGCCAAGCCCACTGTCAAACACACATCCGGGGGCAACATCATCATAGGCCCATCCTATACTGACCACTGCCTTACGCGGCGGATTGATGGTGATGCTTGCGGACCGGGTTTCAGTCATCTGCCCGAATCCGTCCATCAGTTGTACATACAAGGTCTTCGCGCCCGTTGTATCAAACGTATAGGAGAAACGTTCCGTAAACGCAGTCCAACCGGCAGAGGTCAAATCCTCCGTTTCACCTGCACGGTAGTATCGGGGCATGACAGAACCGCTGTATGATATTTCAACACTCACAGTCTTTCCGTTCTTTTCAGGAACACCGTCCTCTATCACGACAGAGGACAGTACCAACGGGCTTTCCTGATAGATGATGGATGCGGATTTAACAGCGCTCTCTTCCGTAGACGACTTTATCTGGCAGTACAATGTCTTCGGTCCTGTGGAAAGGAATGTGAATTCTACGGTATCACCGCTCCACTCCGACCACACCGTGTCGGAAAAGTCCCTTTTCTCACTTATACGGTAATGTGTCACCTCACCCTTGCAATTCATCCGCACGCTGACCTTATTGCTCAAGGTACTGGCGGCACCTCCGTCTATCACAATGGATGACAGTCCGAAAAGGGCATCCACGATGTCCGGACTCCTATATTTCCCAAGGAAAGGGCCTATAGGGAACACCTTGTCGTACCAATTTTTATAGCCGTTGAAATCAAAACGGAAACTGTCGCCGCATCCTCCTTCAACCAGAGGCGAGGAGGCGGCAATGCGATAGTCCAGATTGATGGAATCGGCAATCTTGTACCGCTCGTCAATAGCCTGGAAATCGAAAGGGTAACGCGGGTATTCCAGTTCCATGTTCCCCTCTACTTTCCAACCGGACATTATATCCGCCGCCTGACCTCCCCAGGCTCCCTTATGTACACAGAAGTTGTCCAGAATACGGACATTCTTGCATTTGTTCGCCTGACTGAACAGATATGGCACGCCATACGAGAAGAGGATGTTGTTATGTATATTAATCAGATGCCCTATTGTCAACCCGGTATCATAATCGGACTGCGGGGGTTCCTGGAAGCCCCCCAGATAGAAAGCGCTTGAGACTTCCGTGCCGGGAGCGATGATATTGTTGAAAATCTCCACATCACCCATGCACAGGCACTGGATGGCAGGGCCGAAATGCCCGCGTATGACATTGTTGTATATTTTGCCACTGAGACCGAGGGCAAGAGCCGATGTCTGGTCCTTCTCCATACGGTTACCGCCATTGATGAATTCATTATAGCATATCTCGGCATCTTCGGCATTATTGAGCTGGAAGTTGTCATAACCCTGATTCTCATAGATATTACGGTATATGCGGGTGTTGTACAAGTGGTGCGCACGGTATCTGACCTCCTCCCCGTTGCTGTTGGTACCGGTATAATAATTAGGACTGTAGTGTCCCAGATAGCTCCCTTCTCCGACCGTGTCATGAATATGGTTATGATGGAGCCTGAGATTTTCCAGCCTATAGGCAGGCCACCACCCCTGGGGGTTATCGGCCGTGGGGTCTGTCTTGATCATGAATCCGGCAAAATCCGCCTTGTCGATCTCGATACCAAAGAATTCAAGCTCGTTCGAATAGTTGGTGACTTGTATGGCGATATTCGCAAATTCCGGCATGGCAATCATTCTGAACCCCTTATCTAGATTATGATAGCCCCTACCGTCAAAGACGATATGGGCGCAGTCATTGAAGAGTATGCCGAACCAATAGAACCAGTTGAATTCAAACGGCTCCTCAGTATCTATCGTGAAAATGATCGGATTCTCCCGCGTGCCCTTGAAATTGTCAAGACGCAGACGCATGGGGTATCTCTCACCGAACTGCGGGTCATATTTTAGGATAACCGTACAGCCTGCCGGATAATCCTTACCGTCTATAATCCAGCTCTCGGCTCCACCCACAATCTTGGCGTCGGGGACGAGATACTCAACCGCTTCATCACGGGGGGCAAGCGCGGGGGTAACGGTTATGAGCTTGTTGATACGTTTGGTAAAAGTCACACCGGTCAGGACATCTGTCACGTCCACCTCCACATCGTATATTCCACGGTCGGACACAGCATCGAAGGTATAGGGGGATGCCGCCCAGACAGTCGGTCCTGGACGGCTCGTGTCAAAGCCGACGGTTTTCACTGGTTCCGGTTCATTCTCCTTGTATATACGCGCAACGATGGTATTGTTGCGGGAAGTGGCATAACCGTTTTCGGCATATATCGAAAGATAGCCCCTTTCCCCGACACGCACTATCTCAGTGGCGGTAACCATAAAATAGGGCTCGGTGGCGGGAAGCATCGGATATGCGATTTTCCTGACAGAAGCGTTGCCGCTATCGTTGGATACACTGACGCTCTGTATGAACTCACCTGCGGCAGACATATCTACAGTCTCTGAGGATTTTCCCAGTACACAATCCAGGACAGACCGTTCAGGCCCGGCTCCACCATCAAGCAGATACTCGTGTTGCCTCACCCATTCGCTTGTACTTGATATGGTAACTTTGTCCCCGACCAGAGGGAAAGGGTTGTCAAGTCTTGCGGACAAGGAGGGAATGCCGATCAGGGCTTTCAGAATCTCGTGGTATTTCATATATTCATCATTATTCAATGGTTACATCATATAACTGGTCTGCTGTATATTCTCCGTTCCCGTCAAGCTTCGGACGGATGGAGAACGATGCCAGGCGGCCGACAGATACAATCCGGTTACCGACATCGTCCGATTTGGTTATGTTGAACACAACCATCCTGTCCCGGTTCTTGGACCGTGCAAGCAACACCAGGGTCTGGTCTGACGGCATACTGTATTGGGCAGCGCTGCTGAAGACTTCATTGCTGTAACGGTTTATACCGTCGTAGCCATCGGTGGTGTCGGCTGTCTCGTCAAACTCGACGCTGTAGTAGTTGTCACAGCCGATGCTGGTATTGTCCCGGTCATTCGTCTGGTACTTGTAATCGAATTCACGTACATATTCCGCGACGCTCTTGTGAATGGCTGCCAGTTCCGCTGTCAGACACGGGCGGTCATCCATCAGGATGGCGCTCCCGTCGGTAATCTGTGCCGTGCCAGCCTCATATCCCTGTGCTTGTATGTACGCAAGGTTTCCCTGGTTGTTTCCGGCAAAATACACCGGTGAAGTATTGTCGGCCATGGAGTACAATACGGTCTCCTTATTATAAATATTACTGCCACTTATGAGGCTATGGACGCTCGAAAGGATGAAGATGCCATGATTCTGCTCATTGTGCCGGACAAATATATTGTTCACATTGACCAGCCTTTCGATAGCGGAAGTGCTCGAACGCGCGAAAAACTCCTGGAAATAGCCGCTGCTGAACACGAAGGTATTGTTCGCGATTATTATTTCCTTGGACATGCCGGGGAACGTGAACCACGTGCAGTCCCATTGGTATTTCGGAAGCTCCATGTTATCATGCATGTAATTGCCGGATATGAATATCTTGTCCGCGCCGAGTTCATTGCTTATTCCGATGACCGGTCCGCAGGTCTTGTAGATATGGTTACGCTCTAAGAACAGTTGTTTGACCTTGCCTACGGAAATGGCTACCTCATTGTAATGGCTGCCGTCTATGTCACAATCCATGATATAGACATCCGTTGCCGAAAGGCTCATGATTGACGGGTGCCCGACCACTTCGGCCTGCATCACTGATTCGGAGAATCTTATCTTTGATATATAGACGGTATTCGCGTCTGTAATGGAAATCGGCTGGACAACGACCTGCGACATACGGATATTATGGAGACACACATTCTCGTATCCTTTGACCGTAATGCCGTAGCGGGTGCGGTAATTGGAGTTCGGACTCTTGGTGCTCTGCCCTTTGACGGTCAGGTTCTCAAAGTACAGGTTGCGGCAAGGCTTGCGTTTGGAGATGTTTGTGGCATAGATGCAGGCGGGCTCCTCCGGTGCATAAACACCCTCGTAGGTATTGAAGTTCAGGAAGGTGATGTCCCGGATGATGATGTTACTGCAATCCTCGATATGTATGCCACCGAAACCGCGGCCGTCGAGTGTGCATTTGCCGGCCCCGTCAATGGTAAGTATATGTGCGGTATCCTGGTTCCAGCCTTTCATCTCCACGCTCCACATGCTGTCCTCATCCTGGTATCTGTTGCCCTTGTAGTCTATGTTGGTCTGGGTGCATGTTATCGTCACATCCTGCGTCAGACCGTCGGGATAGTCCTCCATGACCGATTTGGTCGCGTTGTAGATGCCGAGATATTGCCGTCCGTTGTCGCTGCGGACATAGACGGGCGGTATGACCTTGTTCCAGTCCTCCGCTCTCATTGCCCAAAGATTCAAGATACCCGCAAAGAGACGCCCCACACGTTCGGACGTATTCTCACCTTTTCGGGTGGCACCACGTACCTGGTCGGAAAGGGACTGCAGAATCTCTATGGAATCATCTCCTTCGGCAGTATCGAACTCGATACCGGACTGCTCCAGCAGATCCAGGATGCCGGCAAAAACACGTCCGACACGTTCGGCGGTATTCTCACTGTCCTCGGTAGCACTGCGTACCTGTGCCGCCAGTTCCTTCAATGTCCCAAGCGTATCGTATCCCTCGGAAGGCTCGAATGAAATTTCGGATTCTTCCATGAGGGCAAGGATGCCCACAAAGAGACGCCCGACACGTTCAGCCGTATTCTCACCTTTTCGGGTGGCACCACGCACTTGTGCCGCCAGCTCCTTCAATGTTGTAAGTGTATCAGACATACTGTATCATAAAAATGCATTGCGGCAATTCAAAACCTTGTAAAGTTCGGACAGATGTATTGCCGCAACCACGCCATAAAGCTGGTTATCATTGTTTACCACATAATCCGCTTCCACATCCTCCAAGGAAAAAGCGAGCCACAGCCTTTTCTTCCTTTTGTCTTCCAAAATTTGGTTGAGCAGCTCATCAAGAATGCGCTCGCACTTGTCAAGGGCAGCCTCTATCTGCTCATAGTCGGAGGTGTCGGACACATGCTCCACAATGAAGAGCAGGTAAT